ATGCCCTCCTTGAAAATTTCGCTCACAAATACGCTCTGCAAAGACACCGCTCCATCCCCTGAAGGTGATTTAATTATTTGGGACACTCAGGTTCCGGGGTTGTTCTTGAAGATAACAAAGACCGGTGGGAAGAGCTTTGGACTGTTTTACAGGACCCATACCGGCAAACAGCGAAAACCGAAAATTGGAAATTTTGGACCTTTCAAAGTCCCATCTGCGCGCAAGCAGGCCGAAGAATGGCTGGCCATTGTTCATCAAGGCGGCGACCCATCCCAACAACGGCAGGCCGCGCGATTGCCGGAGCAGAAAGCCACTGTCAGCGATCTGGCCGAGCGATACCTGGCGGATCACGTGGATGTAAAACGCAAGGAAGGTCAATCACGCGAGAATGACCGGATATTGCTGCAGAAGCACATTCTGCCCGCGATCGGTGGCATGGCCGTCGATGAAGTCGACTATGATCACATCTTTCGACTGCACCGGGATATGCAGGAAAAATACACCGTCAATGGAAACCGCGCGCTGTCGTGCATGAGCAAGATGTTTAACCTTGCCGAGCTATGGAAAATGCGCCCCGACGGCTCAAATCCATGCCGGTTTGTGCAGGCCGATCCGGAAGAAGGCAGGGAAAGAGATTTGGCTGATTGGGAATGGGGGGCGCTAGCCAAGGCGCTTGACGAGTATGAACGATACCAGATCGGAAACGTTGCCATCTGCTGGCTGGTTCGATTGGTTATATTCACGGGCACACGGCGCAATGAAATTATGACCGCCAGACTGGATCAGATTGACCCGATTCGCCAAATCTTGACAATCGGGGATCACAAAACCGCTACTACGCGGAAAAGCACCCGCCGAAAGAAAAAGGATATCATCCTTAACGATTACGCCATGCTCATCATCAAAGACCGGCTGGAACACCCCGACTGGCGGGATAACCCTTGGCTGATCCCGGGCAAACCTGGAACCAATCCGGACGGAACGATCTTGCACCGGCACATGATCAACCCCAAAAAAGCTTGGGGCAAGATCAAGGAAATGGCGCGCATAGAGGATTTAACAATCAGGGACTTGCGTCACGTCTTTGCGACCGCAGGCGTGGATCACAAAGTCGAAATCGAAATGATCCAGAAGCTTCTGGGCCATTCGAAAATAGATACCACGCTCCGCTATGCCCACCGGAAAATTGACGCACAACGACAGAACCAGCAAATCATTGCGGATGCGATCGCAGCAAGACTGTCTCATCCAAATGAGTAAAAGATCGCGGGCGGTAGCGATCCCACACTACCGCCCGAACAATATCAAATTAGTGTTTTCTGAGCCCCAACCAAAGCCCCCTCAGAGTTGGAAATCAATAGTTCCCCGACGTTTTTGGCCTCGCCACCCTGAATGGTGTATTTGGTTTGCACTTCCAGCATGGCAAAATCACCAAATATCTCACGGATTGCCGGAACGTCGTTGATCGACAGGATAAACGTGCCGGCCAACCGGGAAAGGCGGGTTGCCAGATCGACAAATCGCGATCGGGAGAACAACGATTTTCCATAGTCGCCTTCGCCGCCATAGTAAGGCGGATCAAGATAAACCAAAGTACGCCCGCCATCATATCGATCAATCACCTCGATAAAATCCAGATTTTCAATGATCACCGATGACAGGCGCTTTCGAATCCGCTCGATATTGATTTCAATTTTCTCGATCGAGAAACGCGACCCGCGCTCCCTGTCGACCCCGAAATTCTGGCCGGACGGCTTGCCACCAAAGGCTTGATGCTGCAGGTAAAGAAACCGCACCGCACGCTCAATCTCGGTCATCAAATCCGGACGCTGTGCCTTGAACCGCTCGAACTCTTCACGCGATCCCAAAAGGAATCGGGCTTCTTCCAAGACGACGTTATGATGACGGCGCAGTTGCCGGAACAGATTTGCAACCTCACCATTAAAATCGTTTATCACCTCGCATTTCACCGATCGACGACGCCGAAAAAACACCCCACCCATACCGATAAACGGCTCAAGATAAAGGTCGTGGTCAATCCCCTCGATCAAATCAACAATGCGGTCAGCCAAACGGCTTTTACCGCCGAGCCAAGGGGCTGGCGGTTCACAACGGATTACATCTTTCATTTCTTAATGATTTACCTGTACTGTCCCGCCCGCCGTCGACGGCAGCGCGGGGCGGCTTGTCCGTGGGATGTTGACGCATCCCGGTTCGGGTCGGTGCAACGACCCGACCCCCGCACGTAACGAGGGCATCTATTGGGCGTGATTGGGAATAGGAAGCCTAGAACAGGCTTCCTTGTTGCGGACGGTCATCAACCGGTCGCATCAGATCCGCGTCATTGTTCCGGACGGAGCCAACACGGTCTGAAACCTTGTGAAACCGCAAAAGCTGCGACGGCAATGGAACCGTCAGTTTTGACAGGGCTTCATCAAGCGGGGCATTAAGCCAGGTACCGATTTCATCATCGATCAGGATCGCAGGTTCGCGATGGTGGATTTCACCCATCTTGGGTCCGGCTTCGCGGGTCAGCAAAGCAAAGGTATAGGCTTCAAACCTTTCGGCCTTGAGCGTGCCGACCCAATGCGACCAGACACCGGCCATCATGAAGGGCGAAACCCCGTCATCCTTGCCAGCAACACCGATCGCATATGCCTGCTTTTTACCCTTTTCGCCCTCCGCGCGTCCCGCCGTTTGCCATTCGTAAAAGCAGGTCGCCGGGACAAGACAGCGATGACGCTGGATCGATCCGCGATATGTCGCCTTTTGCGTCACATCCTCGATCCGGGCATTGATGGTATTGAACTTTTTATCAGACAGGTCCTTGTCAAACCACGGCGGGATAAAGCCCCAAAAGGCATATTCACCCCATATATTCGAACCATCGGAAAGCACCACCGGGCAATAATGGGTCGGAGCGGTGTTATAGTTCGGTTCCGGGTCCTTTTCAGGAGACGGGAACAGCAAACCCGAATGCGCGTATATCTCGGCCCAAGTCATTTCGTGTGAGTAACGCCCGCACATGCCTTGCATCCGCTCCAAAAGCTCGGGCCACCTTTGTCCAATCCTTCGCGGCCACGTATCCCCGCGGAATTATGTAATCTTTGCCAACGGACCAGCAACCCCTTTTTCAACCGCCGCTGCAGCGGCGTCAGCTTCTTACGACCATCAAACATCAGCATCACCGACGCATGGAATGACTGATATGGCTGGCGCTGCGGATGGAAATTTTCACCTGCCAAGATCGCATCAAACAGGCGGCGGTAATCATCCAGATACCGCCGATGCCAGCCATTCTCGGGAAACTCGGCCAGATAGATTTCGAAATCAGTCGCAAACTGTTGAAACTGTTCAACCCAAGACAAAAAAGGGCGATCGCTCATATCCAAGGGCCTCCATTCTGGATGCACAGGATATAGGAGACCGCCCAATATGTTCAATATATGTTCTTAAAATAGGAACATATTCACGATTTACGGGCCGGAATGTATATCCGGGCCGAACAACTCGCCAATTTTGCGGTTTTTGCCGTAACAATCATCATGCGCATCGATCAGATCGACGATATACCGGCCAACCTTTTTATCGGTAACCGGCGGATCAGGGATCGCCGGAACGGGCTTGCAGTCGGTTAGCACCCCCGGCACCGTTGCCTCGATATATTCCGTTGTCCGGATCGGTTCCGGCGTCGTCCCGCAAGCGGTCAAAAAGCCCGCGCACAGCAGGCCCGACACAACCATCATTCGGCGCATCATTCACCCCCTCCATCAAAGTGCGATACCTGGCTTCCACCCCGGATCGCCGGTCACGCTCGTCGGCCAATGCCCGCTCGATCCGGGCACCGGCCAACCGCAGCCGATTGATCGTTTCCATGTTTTCGATACTGGCATCCCGCCAGCGCACCGACCGCATTTGCTCCGCCTCGATCCGCGCCTGCGCGCCATCAAGACGGATCGTTTGCACACCGATAATCGCGACAAGCAATGCCACCCCGCCCGCGATCCACCACATCATGCCGCCGCCGGTGATAGCGCCAGTGACGAGCTTGAAGATATTTCGCATCATCCACCCCCGATCATTTGCCGGTACCAGCCCCAGATACGGTCAACATAGGTGATTGTTTCGCGCGAATGCCGCCCGGTGATATCGGGCAGGCACGCGATGATTTCCAGATAAAGCGGCTGACCACCACAGGCACGCTGGGCCGAAAGAAGATGCCCCAGACCGGCATTGTAACTGGCCAGTGCCAGACTATGCCGATCCCATTCAGGCCGCTTCGCCGACCATTGCCCGCGAAGCCCCGCCATATAAAAAGCCGCAGCCCTGATCGAGAGCTGCGGCATGAAGGCCGACGCATTGGGCGGCAGATCGATCTGCCCAGAAACCTGTCGCCACGTCCCGGGCATAAATTGGCAAAGCCCCTGCGCACCGACCGGCGACACCGCATCCGGGCGCAATAGACTTTCCTGATAGCATTGCGCTTTCAGCAACCGCCAATCGACACCGGGCAAATAGCGACCGGCGTGCTGGCGGAATTCATGATCAAAGCGATCCGGAAACAATAAGCCCGACCAAGATGCAGACGGCCAGAATCCGGTAACCAAGATAATTAGACACAGCATTGTCATTCGCATTTGAAATCCACCCCTTGAAATCAAAATCAATGATCCGGTCCAGCCATTTGAGAACCCAACGCACGATGACAAAGGCGATCAGCGCCAAAACGAGTTGAACGACCGACGCCGCCGCGATGGACGGTGCCACATATGCAATCTGATCCATGTCAGACCCCTTTCGAATTTCCTGATTTAAACCCGCCGAACAACATGGCTTGCAGCCCTTTAAGCCCTATCCAGCTAATAATTGTCGTGGCCGCAATCGCCTGCGATCGATCAAGATCAAAGCGGGTTGCAATACCATCCGCCACGACGGCGCAAAGGCCCGCCATGACCAACTCCCAGATCAGGTCCATACGCCAGAATTTCTGCCGATTTTTTGCGACATGCTCGCGATATCGAACCAGTCGCGTCACAACCGCCACCACGGCGATCGGCCACCAATATTTGAGCGTTACGAGCCATTGCGGCTCAAACTCGTGCGGCGGCTTGTCCATGCCGGCACCCCCCTACCATTCAGGCATAAAAAAAGCCGCCGATTGGCGACCTACTGAAACGGGCGTGTATTTGGCTGGCTTACATAAACCAGCGGGCAATAAGCCAGGTCATGAACACATAGCTGCAGGCCGTAACAAATCCAGATAGCAGCTCGGCATAGGACGTCCAGCCATCAAGGAATTTTCCCCAAACGGGCAACCGGGATCGATACCGATGACACCCGAAATAAATCGGCCCCATCAAGGGATTGAGCAGCAGCAATCCACGCAGAGAAAGCCGCCACATGCTTGCCCCCACCGATCCCGGCCACCATTGCGACCACCCGGGCGCCTCGCCCAGCACCAAGAGCGTGGCCAAGATCGGAACGTGCCACCACGGAGCACCAAACACCGCGCAAAAAGAAAGGGCGGAAACACCCGCCCAGATCAAAGCCCCCTCGGTGGATTTCCCTACCCCCAACCCGCCGCCGCGTGGCATCCGATAGAGAATGGCGGACATTAGCACCGCCAACATGGTCAAAATCATTGGCTATTACTCCGTTGTGGCTTCAGGAAACGCCGGGAACCCGGCAGCGCAGTCAAAATCGATATGCGCCTGAAGGTCATCAGGCAGGGCATCAATCGCGTATTCGCGTTCGGTCTGCGCATCGGTGCAGTCACACAGCATCGCGCTAACGGCAAGGTCCAGATCAATGATCTGCTGTTGCGTCAAAAGCGGGCTTGAATTATCGGCCATGCGCACGATCTGACCGCTTTCAAGCTGGTTAGCATTGGCCCGCTTGGCGATACGATCCAGAAGCGCAAGGCTCCGTTCGTCGGTCTGCACGACATAAGCCGCGCCACCAACATCAAACGTTATGCCGCCCGCCATCCGCTGGAATTTGTAATCCTTGACCTTGCTTTCCAGCTTGGCCTTGGCCGCGTCCAGGCTGATCGGCTGGGTGGCATATTGCAGCGTCGCCGTCATGGTTTCCGGCTGTTCCGGATCGCCATCGATCACGACAGACGGGTTGCCGATAGTCGTCTGCCATTCCTGATCTGGGATGGCAACCTGATCGATCACCAGCACGAAGTTGGCCCGCAGATCCTCGACCGTCCATTGCGTGGCATCACCGTACTGCTTCCCGGTCACCGCCTTTATCCCTTTGGGGCTTTTGACCGCTTCGGTCAGGTTCCAATTCTGGTCACAAATCGCATAAAGCGCTGTCATGGTCTGTCTCCTGATTATCGCGCACGCGCGAACTTGCCGGGTTTTTCCGCCCAAGCACAGATGATGTGATCGTTTCCAAGGCCGCTGTAATCACTACCGATTGCGCGGAACTTAAGGCCGTTGCTATTCATGTCGAAGCCGTCATCAGCGGTCACTGTTTCTGCGTCCGAGTTCGACATAACGTGAGCGGCGCGTACCGGATTTCCTTGGTCTCGGTCGGTATCGATCACAAGCAATCCTTTGTCCGCCGCGCCCATCAGCCGGAACATGCAAAGGCGCGGGCTGAAATCAAAGGGCACGAAAGCCCCGTTAACGGAGTTTTTGCCAACGTATTTCTCAAAGGCCGAAAGCCCCGGAACAGAACGCCAGACGAGCAAAACACCATCGCCGGTGGGTGTGTTTGCACCCAGCGTCAATGTGTTGGCGGTTGACTGGAAACAACCGGCTTCGCTGATCGCGCCGGGATCAGACCCCGCATTGTTGTTCAACCGGATATAGGCATTGCTGCCTAGCGCCTTGTGGAACAGGCGGCGATTGCCACCGGCACGCGGGAAGTAAAGGGCAAAGCCAATAACCCCACCAGCCTTTTGCGGAACGGTAGTAGACGTTCCATTAACATGACTGATTGGCACGATATCGAAACCAGCCTTTGGGCTGCGCCGAAAGATGTAATCAATCCGCGTGCCCTGATATGCGGCATTTGCACCGATATCATAGCCGTCAGCGGTGAACGTGAGGCCATCAGGCTCGACCAGCTCCGCATTGGCGGTATTCGTTTCCCACACGACGCCGGTGACACTGTCATTGACACGCCACCCGGATGCGATGTCCAGCCGATGAGAAATGACGACAGCGCCGTTCGTGATTGGGTCGAAGGGCAGGTCATTCACGCCAGCGCCGCCCGTTCGGATACGCGCGGTAACGTAGTCGTCCGGGTTGAGAATATCCGGGCACGGCATGCTGGGTGTGTTATGCGCAGAGTATCCCTCAGGCAATTCGGCTGGCCAAGCACGCTGGCCAAAGTTCACATCAACCCGCGTTTGGTGGCTTGCATACACCCAAGGGAGGACGTCGGCAGCAGTAATGGCCGCAGGCAAAATCCCCTGCGAAACCCACGCACCACCAACCAGCTTGAAGAATTCAACGTCACCGGTTGCCGGGGCATATCCGCAGCCCACCCAATCGCCAACCGCGAATGCAGCACCATAGGCAGAAACGGTACCGGCCAGCACAGTCGCGCCATCCTGCCGGTAACAGTAGGTAAGACCATCGGCAGATTGCAGACCGATATAGAACGAGCCATTACCGAGCGTGACCGGCTTCATGGCAAAAAATGCCTTGTGCCGGATGATGTGCGTGCCTGCCACATTGTTTGCAGCCGGATTGGAAGCATTACCAATCGCGGTCAAGTTGCCATTGGTCGGTGTTATCTTGGCGCTATCAACGTAGAGCGGGTTGAGTGTTGTGCAGTTTTTGCTTGGGGTATCCGTGACCTGATTATCAACCGTAAGGCCGAAAGAGGACAAATGATTACCATTTCCCGAAACGTCTTTTCCAAGGTCCGTCGGGTCTGCGTAGTCGAGATGGAAGCCATTCACGCCATAGACAGCAGCGCCTTCACCCTTGCCACTGAACGCTTTATTCACCCAGTCGCCATAAGCATTGAAATAGCCAAACTCACTGGCATCCGGCGCAAAACCGTCAAACCATGCGGTTTCGGAGCCGATCTCATTGCGGTAAAGGTTTGCGGAACCGAAGCCACTGTTCACACCGACAAAGAATGGAATTCCGGCGACGTTGGCCCAGAGATCGACCGCAGCAACAGCAGTCAGAATATCTACGGATTGCCGAATACCATCAATCGTGACCCGAATTCGTTCCGACGCAATCGGGTTGTCCACGTCTAATACAATATGCCTGTGGGAATGGCTGGCGACATCCCGATATTTTGACTTTGTTTTAACCGTTCCCTGCACTGTCAACCCGGTGCTAAGAGACACCTGCAATTCACCCGCGGAAAGGGCTACTGCGTTCAGGAAGTTGGAATTCTGACTGGCGGCGCTGGTATAGCCAAAAATCATCCCACCTTGGGCGATATCGGTTTTCTTTACCCACTCTGAGAAGCAGACCAGGCGGCGGTTACCTGTCACCGTAGGCGTGCGCTGGAAAGACTGGGCACCGGCATAAAGGCATCCGAAAGCAATCGGATCGCCGGGGTCACCGCAGCCGATTGCGGGTGGCGGATTGTCAAACAGAATGGACATTGATCAAGCCCCCGAGCGTTGTGTGATATGCACATCGATCACGGCACCACTGAATTCCATATAAATCCGGTTGAATGCACCCGGTTCCGTGTCGATCTGCCCGTGATTAATGCTATATTCCGGTCCCCACGCGACGCCGTGATTGCCATTGTTGTCCATGGTCAGTTCAAGCTGGGCGGAGCCACCGGCAGGCATCGGGTCGGGAGCCGTGATCGTCAGGGCCTCGGTCGCGGTCAGGGTGAAGCGATTGCCAAGGGCCGGATTGAACGACACTTCACCGGCTGCAACCGTTGCCGGAACGCGGGTAGTCCAGAAGCCAGCACCAAGGGTCGCTGAGACAGTGCGACGCAAGGCATCGCTTGTGCCATCCGTAACCGCCTGCTGGATCGCCTTGCGCAATTGCTGAAGATCAGCCTCGGTCGCCGGTAGCGGGTTTGCCTCGGTGCCGAGGAAATAGGTAATCACCTCAACAATCTCGCGCATCGGATGCTCAATCGCCTCCGCAGGCGGAACAGAACCCTCTATACTGTTTGACGGGTCCGGGTTGACGTAAGGACGATTGGGATCGGCAAGATTGCCATTAACTGGCGGCTGATACTGCATCACTCACCTTCATAAGACATGGTCAAAAAAGAATGGGCCGGCATGTACCGACCCAAGAGACATTCCAAATCTTCTGCGCGCGATATTCGCGCAAGCGGGTCCTGACCCAATGTCGAGACACCGACCCGGAACCACGTCACCCGCGGCCCCAGCACGCGCATACGCCACCACGCCCGCATATCAGCAGTCGCGCCCAGCATGTCATAGCGCACGCTGTCTTTGTTTCCCGATGTATTGGCACCGCCCACCTGGCTTATGCCAACCATGAACGGACGATATTCGACAATTGCCGTCTGATATCCGAGAGTTTCGGCAAACCCGATGAAGTAGCCCGGGCTTTGACCACCACGCGCCCGATAGCGTGTCAGAACCGCAGCACGGCGATCCTCGATCGGCAGGCCAGATGTTTGGAAGCAACAATCGGGCAGGCCGACCTGAGTTTCGTGATCGGCCAGCATTTCGATGGCGCGCGCAGGCTGGCTTTCAATGGCCAAGCGGTCAGCAGCCAGATCAACTTCAACCCATGTCGAACACTTGGCACGCAGGAAATCCCGGCCAACCCCATCGTAATCGCGAAACCCCTGCCAAGCTGCACCCGGGGGCATGGCCGATGCGACAATATCAGCATAAGCCTCAAGCCTGTCATCAATCATAACTGACCACCCCAAGGACCGGGATTTCGCCGATCGCATGTGCCACATCGTCGGCAGGAGCAGTAACCTTGTGCCGCCCCTCACCTGCAGAAATCGCAATTGCTTCAGTGATCCAGCTTCGACTTAAAGTCACCCCGGGCTGACCCCGACGGAAGATCATGTCAAGAAGCTCGGCGGTTATTGAACTGCGAACCGCAGGCGTATCCGGATCAAGCCCCATGATAGTAATCGCCAGCGACTTCGGAATTGGCGCCACAACATAAACATCAGCAGTCGTTGGGCGGCGCGCATCAATGTGGGATTGAACCAGTGCAACATCAGCCGTCGTTGGAATGCCACCATCGGACGCCCGCAGAACATCCATCATGAAGCGAACTGTGACCGTCCCCATGCCCATTTCGCGGCGCGCAACCCAAACACGGGTAACGCCGGGAACTTCCTTGGCCCATTTTTCATAATCGCCACCGGCACCGCCATGCGGCGGCATGGAAATTTCTTTTAGAATTCTCTCACGATAGTGCTCGATAACACCCGGGCGCCCGTCCTTTTCCTTATCCGCCCCTCCCGCAAAACCACCAACAGCAACGGTCGCAACCGGATCAACACCATCAACCGGGTTAACGAGGGTAAGGGAAGCCCCTTCAAGAAGGTTTCCGTTAGCACCCGGAACGGAAGCTTTCACATTCGCTACAGCCTGACCGGCTTCATCCAGAACCACACCATCAATCACCTTGAACTCGACACCAGCCGAATCCCGAAGCACCTGATTGGCATCAATACCCGCCCCGGCAACTCCACTAAAGATGACATTGCCCGTCGCGCGAGATGCCTGAATACGTTTCACGTCAAATGTAAAACCGTGACCATCCAGATTTTCACCCGTCGCCCAGAGAACCATCGTCTGAGATGCAATATGATCAAGGTAGCCATAAGCGCCGTTCGCCAGCATGCCATCGATGTATGGCATGACGGCAACAGGCCCCTGTCCAAGCGTGACGCCCTGCCCCAGACGCGCCTCGTAATGTGACCCGGATTGCCCGCGAAGGGCCTCAAAGGTAGGGACTTTAAAACCGGTCAACTTGTTCATGAATTGCGATCCATCCACTGCCAAATATCGGCATAGCGCCGCTCAAAAATCTGCCCCGTGGGCCGCTTGATTACCGCATGGCCGGAGATCACCCACCGGCCCGCATTACGATCCCGAACGGCATCAAACACCGCGGACTGCGCGACACCGATTTTCGTTAAAAACTGCAATGCCTCAGTGCCATATTCCCGAACACGCGCAACCGTCTGACTGGTGATGATTTCGCGATCCAGAAGCCACAGGCGCGACCCCAATTTGAAGCCACCGACGGACGGCCAAGCCTCGCCCCAGAAACCACGACGATCTGTCCCGTCTGGTAAAACATCATCTTCGCGGGCGCGACCATCGGTAAAGAGGGCCGCGTTGACGGCGGTTTCCAAACCGTGATCGGTTTGAATGGCCAGCGTTTCACCTGTTAGCAAAGCCAGGTCGAACCGGCGACGATCCGTGTCGTAACGGATCGCCATGTCGGTATGCAGATTGGACATAGTTACATCCCCTGATTAGGCGGGTCGGTTGGACCGTTATTGTCGTTTTCAGGATGGTTGTGATTGTTATAAACCTCGCGCATACCCGCGACGGTTCGCGCATTGCCGGATGCGGCCTGATCGGTGATATCGCCACCAACGACGGTTGATCCGGCAACTTCTAGGTTGCCACCAATTTTCACATTTCCGGTGAATTCAACATCCGGGCAATTAACCAGCACCTTTGTCGCGATCAGCGCATCAAGGAAATCAGCCCCATCAATTATGATTTTACGACCTCTTTTAAGGGTTATGCGCTGCCCCTGATCATCATAAAGACCGACCTCACCCGGCTCGACGACACCAGACTTCGACCGGTGACGACGATCCATTGGCGGCAGGGCGACAGCCATATTGCGCTCAAGCTGCAATACGATCGTTTCCGCACCCTGCCCATTCGCGTCAGCAGGCAGGGGCCGATGGCTAAACCCATAACCCTCGAAAACAACCACATCATCAAGCGTGTCACCGGATCGCCCCGCGACCTGTGCAATGATCGCCCCGCCCCGGCTGGTCTGCTTGGCATACCGGATAACCGCCCGAAAGAGCATGTTTTCCACGCGACGCGAAAGCCGCTGAAACAAGCCATCAGACATGCAATTAACCCCTTACCGCGCGGCGAAGTGCCGCATATTGCGCATCCCCGTCGGCCTTTTCGAAGTTCGGTTTTGGCACCCAAGCAGCGGGCGGCTCAACCGACAGGGATGTGCGATAACCGCCCTTGTCTTCATCAAGCGTCAGCCCCACCGAAACGATCAGCATTTCCTCGGCGATCTTGTTTTTCTGATCTTCGACAGCAACCAGCAAACCTGGGCGCCAGATGTCTCCGCCCGGAACCTGTTGCCAGCCTTCGCATTGATATGTGATGGCGGTTGATTTACCGATACGACGTGCCATTTCCCAATTAACACGCTGGCGAAGCTGATCAGACGACCCTGCCCCATCCGACGTCAATACTTTGGGTCGATACCGACGAACTGCGTCATCGACCGCCGCGGCCTCGGACTGGGCGGCGGCAATACCAAAATCATCATCACTTGTTTGCCCCTGCGACCGCATGATCAGCTTCGAATGCCGGTTGGCTTTGGTCAGTTTGGCCGACAACTCGATAATGTTATTATCGCTTCGAAGCTGACCGGACCCCGTATATCGGTACCGAAGATCCGTTTGAGCCCGAGCGAAACCCGGACGACCAAGAACGATATCGCCGGACCCCACCGACCAAGCCATCAGGCCACGCTCGCGGCAAATCCGGTCAATCACCTGACCGACTTCCTCGCCTTGTTCGATCTTGATCCGGTCAAACCGATCACCGACATCGACCAACGCCGACACCGCGATACCAAATGGCTTGCAAAGATCGGCGCAGGCTTCAAGCAGTGACAGATTATGATATTCCCCACCCGGCACGATCGCCGAACAATCGACCAGATCACCCGCCTTTGACCGACCACTCAGCCGGGTCCCTTCCTGATCAGGAACGGTCGAATTGTCGACTTCCTCAAGCCAGCCAGTCAGCAATTCGTGATCACCAAACCGGGCTTTTACAGCCATATCTTCGCCGTGATCCGGCGTGAAATCCGGCGTAGTCAATGCAAAGGAATTGGCAATATCGCTGATCGAAAAATTGAACGAGCATTTTTGCCAGTCGTCGTAAATCTTGCCATCCAGCTCGATTTCAGGTGAATCAGCCATCAAGAACCTCGATCGGTGACCACGACGGGACCATGTTCGGATGCGCAATACCGTTGCGCGTAACGATTTCAGACGCACGGCGCGCGTCACCATAAAGGCGATGCGCCGTGACGACCGATGCCTCGGTCAGCCAAGGCATATCGCTTATTGTCTTTGCCTTGCCCGCACCAGCCTCGCGCGTGTAATCGACGACCGACGTTCGAACCGATGCCAACGCGGAAAACACACCGGCGTCACTTTCACCGGCGACATTCCCGCCCGCACGATCCATTTCCCGGTCGATGACATCAAGAAACTGGCCGGTTATTTCAGCCGCCTGATCATATGAAACGAACGTGTATTGCGGCAGAAGCTCCGCCGCTGCCGAAATCGCCGTTCGACGGATCAGCGCACCAAGCGCCGTGCGATTGACCGCCTCGACCTGTCGGGTTGCGGTCGACACCGGAACATCCACCCCTGCGGCCTCGAATGCCGATAGGGAAAGAAAACCGTTCACCCCATCCGCAACATCAGGGAACGAGGATGACAGCAACGCAAAGCCGGACGATATTCCGCTTGCAATATCAACACCCCCGCCGGTCATCGCCGTAAGGCCAACCGCACCGATCCCGTCGATTGCATCCTGCATCGACGCATCGACACCGATAGCGGTAAAAAGCTGACCACCAACCTGATCGGTCAGCGATCCGATAACCTCCGCCCCGGCTTCGCGGACAAATCCCGGCATGCCATCCGTGATAAAGCTGTTGACAAAGGCGGCACTCGCTGCAGATGACAGCGCAGAGGATTGCACACCAAGCTGATAGACATTGGAAACGCGGCCCGGTGTAAATCCCGGCTCCGCATTCTCGCCAACTTCCTCAAAGACGATAGAGAAATTAGCAATACCTTCAGCCGCGAAACTGTTGGATACGTCAAAGTCAGCGACCCTTACCCAACGCTCGGAAGTCAGACCGCCAAACGGATCCACGAAGGTTCCCGGACCTTCTTTTCCGAGCGCAGCAATCAATTGGTCGCGCGCGTCAAAACCATCGATGGTCAGAACAAAGCAGTCGACATTAAATCTCTGAACTTTACGCCCAAGGTCCTGCGTATCTGCATCATCCCGGTTCGGGCGCTCCACCGTCGGCCCACGCCGCCCCGAAGAAAGACGGACCGAACGGACCATCATGGACACACCGCGCCAGAGCCCATCCCGCACTTCATCTTCAAAAGGCATAATTTCAAATCCCCGGTAAACCGCGCGATACCTGGCTTAACTGATCAAGCGTATTTCCCGAAAGCGACCCCGCACCAAGCCCCGCGAAACTTGGCATTGGCGGCGTCTTTTCGCTTCGGATCAGATGCTCAAGATACTGGCTTTGCTTTGGCCCCTTTCGGGACGTACGCAATGCTTCCTGCAGGTCCGCAATGAAGTACGCCCGCAGGCGCTTTTCACTCATACCCTCGATCATGTCCCGAAAATGCCATCGCGGGGCGATCCGAACGGAATCGGATATCGTCCAAAGCAGGGAAAGCGGTTGGCGGCTGTTACGTTTCTGGCGGATAAACACCCCACGCTTGCCGCTTTTCATGGTTGCTATGAACGGCTGCTGCTTTGCGAACGCTTTCGAGTTTTTCTTTGAACGACGACCTTTCGGGTAGGCACCAGTCGACGCCAGAATCTTGCGAACCTTCGCTTTTCTGTATCGGGATGTAACCTTGCCCTCTTTGGATTTGCGCGCACGGGCACCCAGCCCGGGCATCCACGCACCATCGCCAGACTTCCCACGACGGGACCCGCCAAATTCCTGATCTTCCATAAACCAGAACGGTGTCCCAATTTCAGCCTGTATAACAGCCTGCTTTTTGTTGCTGGCATTCACGAACAATGCACGGCGACCACCACCCGACGCCTTTAACGACTTTTCGCGGATCGTGAACCGGCGGTCCATTTGCGACAGCACAACATCGCGCGCCTCAAACGTCACCCGGTTAACAGCCTTCGACAGCGCGAAGGGGACTTGAACCTTTTCAAGTTGGGTCAAATTGGCGACAACATCGTCGATATTGTCGCCATACGTCATTGACAACATACCACACCACCCTAACCTGCCCCCATGCCCGCAAGACTTGGCCCCGTCCGCAGGCTGGTTTCAAGACCAATACCAGTCGACTTTGACTGCCGAACGCGGGCATTGGCAGCACCATCGCCCACGATTTCGACGACGATCTTGCCCTCGACCGGATCGGGCGCCCTCGCTCCCTGATAGGCCTGCGCCTTGGCTTGCTCCACCTGTCGCGCCGACTGTTCCATGGATACGGCGGCCGGATCGGCGGACTGCACTGGCGTTGGTGCAGATTGCACCGGTTCGGCCTTGCCCACCCCGAGCTTTTCAACCACCCAATCAGGCAGTACAGACATCATTGCCTGCACCTTTTCCGAGATGATGGCCGCAAGGTCGAAGTCGGTCAGATACTTGACCAGCCCGGTAAAGCCGTCATACAGGATCGCGAACGGGTTAAATTCAGCCATATAGGCCATCACACCGTCGATGAACCCGGTTTTGAATGCCGACCTGACAGCATCAATCTTGCCCGTGAAATAACCGACGATCCCATCCCAATTGTCATAGATCGTATAGACAGCCCCGGCGATAAGCCCCGCCGCCAGAACGATCGGGTTTGACGCCAGCACCCAACCCAACTGAGCAAACGCCGTACCGACAGACAACAGCGACGCAATAAACGGCCCCGCAAGAATGCCCCCCAGCGCCAACGCAGCGTTTTGCCAACCGCCGAGGAAATCAATGATCTTGCCGCCATAGGAAATAAGGTTTTCAATCGTCGACATAAACGATTTAAGGGCCTGCCCGGCTGGGGTTGTGCCATCCTGCGCAACCGTGAACCACCCCATCATGGTATTCGCAGCGCCCGAAATCGCGGAACCAAGGCGCTCCACCACTTCGGGGCGCATAGACACCATGAACTCGGTCATTTTCTTGATCAGCGGCGTCATCATCGGCATGAAGTAGGCCATCAAACCGTTACGAATACCGGTAAATGACTTACCCCAACTGTCCAGCGCATCGTTATAGGCCTCGGTATCGCCAGCGGCTTCATTGCTGATCATACCAAGGCGTTCCATATCGCCGAACAGTCGATCCATTTCCTCTTGCGGCTGCTGTAAGAGCAGCGACATTTTAGACCCACTCTCGCCAAACAGCTTCATTGCGGTTGACGTGCGGAGCGCCGGGTTCTCGATCTTGCGGAACGCAGACTGAAGCTCGGGCAACAGATCGTTCAGATCACGGACATTGCCATGATTGTCGCGCAGCGGGATACCCAACGCCTCAAAGATTGGCTTCGCGCGCCCGATTCCGTTGGCGGCGTCACCGACGTTCTTAGCCAGGTCACGGAAGCTTTTGCGCAATTCCTCGTTGGACATTCCCGCGGCTTGGTTTGCCGCGTGCTGCCATTGCTGCAATCGTTCGGTCGAAATACCGACAGTGCGGCCAAACTTGGCAAGCACATCGGCCTCGCCCGCCCCACTATGCAACCACGCCAAAACCCCGCCGCCAAACCCTATCCCGGCTAACCCCAGAAGCCCAACACCCACGCCCGAGATATGACGCCCCAGACCGGCGAACGAGCTACCAAGGCGTCGGAAACCATCGGTGATCTTGTGAAAGCCAAGGCTTCGCGTCACCGCAGAAGCCCGGGCACGAATGCCGGTCAGCATGGATTGAACCCGGCGCATCGGTCCTGAGACCGTTTCGCGCGCATTCAGGATCATGCTAACGACGAAATTCTTAGCCATCAGTCACACCGTTTAACGCGTCAAGCTGTCGCTGCGCGTCCTCGTTATAGGCATCGATACAAAGGAGAATGTCATCAAGCGGCATGTCGCGAATTTCGGCTGGCTTCCAGCCGAAACGCGCGACAAACAGCTTGATCACTGATCGGAAGTCGTCCGGGAAGGCTTTAGGAAAAAACCGAAACATACCGCCATCGAACGGAAATAGTCATCGGCATCCATTTGCTCGAAGGCTTTTTCGGTGACCCGTTCATCACCAAAGACCAATCCGGCAATGAATTTGCGAGAACCAGCCATCACGGATTTACCACCATCAAGCTTTTCAAGAAGATCAAGGTCACGTCCTACGGGACGACGGAACTCGATATGCTCGATGGCTTCCTCGCACTTTCCGCTACTATCCTCGACTTTAACAGCGACCGGGTACTCAAGCCGCAGGATTTTGCGACCGAATTTCCCGTCTTCGACATAACCATCAAGGTCGATATCTTCTGGTTTGAAATCACCATCAAACATCACGAAACCACCCTTGCACTTGGCCCGACAAAGCGGACGGTCAAACTGTTGTCCGACGCATCATTGTCACCGGACCCCATTTCGGTACCGAACTTCATAACAACTGTGCGGTCGGCGCAATTCAGCTTGATTTCACTTTTCTTGACCGATGTAAGGTCCTTGTCAGATTGCCCTTCACCAAGGAAAACCTTCACCTCGATAAAGGCGGCACGTCCCTTTTCGGTCCAGCCGACCGAGCCGGAGCCGCCGCCTTCGATATTTTCGCGCTGCTTGCCGCCCAGATTATAGGTGGCAGTATCGGCGGTGTTATATGACACACCGCCCACTTCAAGGGACTGCACCCCTGCAACTGTCGTCATTGATCAATCCCCCGATCAGAAATCGCGAAAATCGAGTTCGAACTCGATTTTCGCAGCCAAAAGGTAAAGCGGGTTCGAAAGGTCCGGGCGATAGATGACATTGAGCCGATAGGAGTTGGTCGGCGATTTGGACACTTCCAACCGCTCGGCAAATCCATCAACATCCTCGACCAGCCCCAGACCAACCATATAATCGTAATGGGCAATCAGAGAGGCCCGAACGGAGCGCGGCGTCACATAAGGAATGCCGTCATCGACTGGCGTACCGTCATCGACAAGAATCGGGCGCAGCATCCGAATACCATCAAGAACACTAGCAAGCTCATCCCGAATCCGCCCAAGCTGCGCAACCGTGTTGACCAGCAAATACGCTTCGGAAAGGTCACCAAACTCATTGGTCTGATACATCGTGATCGGCATATTCAAACGTACCTTGCCATCGCGACCTTCATCAGTGACCGTGATCCCTGCAAACATCAGGGTGTTTTTGTCGGTGTATTCCAACCGGCTTTTTTCCGGCGGTGCCATTTCGCCGACCAGCTCGACACCGGCAAGCGGACGAGCTGGGTGATTGAACAGTTTACCGGACATCTGGCCGAGATACCGTGCAGCACGCATCCACGCAGGCCCCGGTGCATCGTAGGTACCAATCGTTGAGACAAACCGCGGGTTATATGATTTCCCAAAGGTCATCAGCTCACTGACAGTACCGCGGCGCGATGTGAAACTTTTGACATCATTTTCGACGCCAGCCTTTTGCTGCCCCTCAAGCCACTCTGATATGGCATCAAGTGTGCCACCGTCAGTCCAAGGGAAGCCAATATAGTTGACCTTCTGAGAACCAATTGCCGCCAGCGCGCCCGCAATATCCGGATTTCCCGAACCGTTTTGCAGAAAGCCCGAATTTGGCACCGCGATGGAAATCCCTGCAGGCACCTTTTCACCGGACATAACGCCACGCAATGCAATCTGAATGCGGATGTCATTCCCGACTTCACCCGCATTTTTGGCAGTGAAGGTGACAACACCAGCCTCGGCCGTCGCAATCACAGGAAGATTGGGAAGCTCTGCGATTGCCGCAACCACCGACGCAGCTACGTCAGAGGCCGTATCATCGACAACCACTGGCACAAACAACCGCACTCCCGCAACATAGACAGCCAAAGCACGGCTTTCTGTTGCCGTTCCCGTGATTGTCATGGCAACAGACGCCTTCACACCTGCAACCAGATCAGGAAGTGCAATGGCATAAAGCGTCATGGTCGTATTGTTCTGGCGATACGCCTCGACCATCAATGCCAGGTTCGACCCCTTGCCAAACATCTCGCCAGCAGCGGCGCCAGTGCCCGGCACAAGCAACAGCTCGGCGTCATTTGCGGTACCACCAACCAAACTCTGACCGATCAACAAGGCAACATGGTTTGAAACCAGCCCATTCACTCGCGAACCGCTGGTTTCAATGTATTTACCTGCGACGCGCGCGTTAATGGCGATTTCGTCAAAGGCTTCATTTGGAACAGTCATGACTTACCCTTTTTTCTCGGCCTTGGCAGCAACAGGGACCAGATCACCGAAAAGCCCACCCGCAATACCACCCGCCGAAACAGGCGGCAGCAAACGGAGGATTTTGGGATTGCGAAGTTGCCGATCGGTCAATTCGAACGGACCTTTTGGGAAATCTTTCCCGGTTTCCGGGTTCATCACCCGCAACGACTGGCCATTGACCTCGCTGGCCGGATTAACCTGCACTTTCATTATCGATCGCTCCTTGCTCGATATCGATGCCCTGCAATTCACCGGCATCGATTGAAATCACACGCGGGCGCCGTAATTCGCCCGACATGGTGATAATTTCGCCGACCACCGGCCCGCCTTTGTCACTCATGAATTGCTTGATGGATATCGCCGGCGGTTTCTTCCAAAGGTTGCGGAACGAACCGTCGGCAAACAGGGTAAAAATGATGGACTGGGTTTCTTGTTCGGCTGCAGCACACCAGCCCTCGGCAACCTGACAATGCACTTCAATATTCAGATTGACCGATGCATCGAACTGCCAGAACGACCCCTTCGGTTCCATGTTATCGACCGGGGCATAGATCGAAATTGCAGGCAAGCTTTCGGCAGCAATTTCGCTGATCCGGCCAATAACGATCTCGGGCCGATCCGGTTCAACTTCCAGACGATCCTTGACGGCCTGCATCAATGCTGATCGCGCGAAATATTCAGACATTGCGCACCTCGCCCGCCATCAGGCCAACCGTGATCCACCCCGTATCATCGGGATCAATCGCCGCAACCGTGTAGGTCGCCCCGGCAACGTCGACAAAATCGCCATGCTTTGTCTGGGGCGCCTCTTCCTTGCGGAATCCACCTGTAAACTCAAAAGCCTGATATTCGGCCTCGCCGCCCCCATCTTCGGGCGCCGCACCCTGCCGGAAATCGAACTTTTCGACTGTAGAGATTGACCCGGCTTTATGCCGGACAATTGCCTTCTGACCGAAAGCGCCAGCCACTGGCACATTCAGAAGCGCATCAAAATCAATCATGAGAAATCACCAAAAGAAAAACGCCCGCCCAAAGAGGGCGAGCGTTCAATAGTCCGATAGCCGGAAGGAAATTAACCGGCAGGCTTGATCCGACCGCGGCGGAGCGCTTCTGGCCGTTTGCAAATATAAAGCGGATAGGAATAGAGTTCCAAATCCACAAACATATTGCGATCCTTATCCGGGATCACCAGCGGATACTGGCGCTTACCCGGCATATTCACCGTGTCAAGGAACTCGCCCGGTGACAGGCCTTCCTCGAAGATACCCGGAGCAACCGGGAATGCGCGGAATTCATCTGCAGGCACACCTACAGCACCATCCTCGGTACCGCGATAGTTGACCCAGCGAATGTCGCCATAGTCGAAAGTCTCGTAGGCCAGGTTTTCGTCCTGCAGCTTGCTTGCCGCCGGGCGACCCAAATAAGTAGCACGCGTTTCCGGGTTGTCGACAAGCTTGTCAAAGAACAAATCGCCGCACAGTACAACCACCCGCATGTTCGGAAGAACAACATCTCCAAGGCTTTTAAGAATTTCGCGTTTGAGGGCACGGCACTGCTGCCGAATAACACCTTCGCCGTCAGCCGATGCCGCCTCAAAATCGAACTCGATCACGTTGGGACGGGAAAGACCCAAAGCCTGATACCAGTCGATGATAGTATCGCCATTGGCATCCTTGACCAGCCCATCAATCGCCCCCAAGCGATGATACTCGCGCGTCAATTCAAGACGCGAGAGCATCCCGCCCGGCCCTGCATAGCGACGGCTGACTTCATCCTGCACCTGCATCAGTTCGGTTGTTGAACCATATGCGCGGACATTGGCAATTTCATCAGCATAGATGCGATCACTATCTGCGAGACGAACAGTCCGTACATCGATCACTTGACGCTTTTGATCGTTGTCCCCGCGATTGGCTGGGGTACCGCGCTCAGAAGTCTGAATGATGCTGATTTTATTGCCAAGGATTTCAATCGGAATGGTTACCGTGCGCACAGGGCGCGGCGTCCATAGGCCCGGGATACCGCCCAAGAAGGACGGAACATACGGCGCTTTTTCAACAAGGGACATCATGCCCATCATCGAAAACGCCGGATTGTTACTGAAAATATCAAGAGCTGGCATTGTGATGGGTTCCTTACTTCACCAGAAGATGGTTTGAAGCCAGATCAGCAATCGCCGCGGCCTTTTGACCATCGGTGATACCTTCCGGCCAGATCAGGCGGGATTGGCTGACCGTTGCAAGGCGCGTGATTAGGACGCCTTTCTTGGCGGCAGACCTGGCATCGACATCGTTGAAAAGGATGGCAGCGGCCACTTGTGACCCGCCGTCGGCATCCGGATCAATTGGCGTGAATTCGCCGTTCCCCTGCGATACGGTCACCGTAAAACTGTCACCTTCGACAAATGCGGTACCACCAGCCGTAATCGTAAAGCCGCCGATATGAGACGAATTGTAGGCCGTGCCCACTGTCGCATCCTTTAGCGCATCGCCACTGGGCGTAACGACCGCAAACTTTGTTGCCGTCTTTGCGGTAAGAACATATCCGCCAAGCTCGACATCCTTGCCGGCCACTACTGTGACACCGTCAAGGGTACCATTACCGGTATTGGCACCGGCAACTGCAGAAATCGCGTCCGATACCCCCTGACGACCAAGAACAGTGCCCGGGAGATAGACATCACCGGCCTTCAGCATTCCCGTCTCGCGAAACTGCTGACTGACCTCGAAATTAATAAAGGCCGCTACGCGCGGCCCTGCAACATGCAACGTCATTGGTTTTCACCCTTTGATTTAAGAGCCGGTAACGCGCTGCAGGGACGCGCCCCACGCACTTGCGACCTTGGTTTCGTCTGTTTCGACACCACCATCCGCACCGATATCGGGGTTGCCTGCCCCGGCCATCAAAACGGACAGACCGCCGGAAGATTTCGGTGCTGCAGCAAGCGCCGCACGGGCGTCCGCAACACCCATTGAGGTGTTGAAAGCAAGATGCTGTGCAAGCTGTTCCCGGCCTTTGGCTTCTTCACCGCCAATAATCGCGGCAATGCGCTTGCGCTCACCTTCAGCCGATTTCGACGACTTTTCGTCGTCATCGTCGGCAGAATCCTCATCATCAGGGACGGCGTCTTTTGCGCCTGCACCTTTTTTCGATGAGGTTTCCGCTTCCTCATCCTCTTTATCTTCGGCCTCGTTATCTTCGTCGGCCTGATTATTTGCCAGCGAGGCCTGACTGCCCCGCTTGCCTGTAATGCGCTGGTTCATGGTTCCTCCATTGTGCGCAGTGATGCCTGCGGCGGGGCCGCTGGCGGAATTAATGTGGTCAACAAACTTTGCGAAAGCCTGCGATGGTGAAAGGACTTCATCCGCAAAACCGATTTCAACTGCCTCTTTGGCGGAAACAGTGCGCGCTTCCGTCGCAAGAACAGCGCCAACGTCAAGTCCGCGACCAGACGAAACCGCCGTCGCGAAATCGGTTCGCAAAGCCTCTAAATCTGCCTTGATTTCCTTGGCGGCCTCTTCCGGAAGTGCCTCGTATGGGTTCATTTCCATTTTACGGCTACCGGCACGCAGTACAGTGACCTTGATCCCCATATCCTCGTAAGCCTTGGTCATGTCCGCGTGCAGAACAACGGCACCAACGCTGCCTACTCCGCCACAGGATGGCAGGCAGACATGATCACACTGACTTGCAAGCCAATACGCCGCGGAATAGGCGTAGTCAGAGCAAATCGCCCAAACCGGCTTGTCAGATGACGCGATCAGATCCGCCAGCTCGAACAGCTCAGAATGGACTTCGCCACCCGGACTTTCTATATCGAGCGCGATCCCCTTCACATCTTCATCGGCCAAGGCCTCTGACAGCTTGATAATCAGACCATCATACCCTGTCATGCCTGAATACGGATTGAGCACGCCTAGCTTGCTGACCAATGTGCCAGTTACCGGCAACACAGCAACACCATTATCGATATGATAAATCTTGCGATCCGGACGCTGGCCATCCCATTCGGATGCCAGCACCTCAAGACTGACTGGCTCGGCCGACGAAACGTCCGCATCAAACAGCCAACCATTTAGACCCGCCCGCGGCGCCAAGGCGCCAAGCAACAAACGCGCTCGTTCGGGCGTCACCAGATGCGGCTTGTTAAGCAGCCGCGTCAGAAGCCGTTGGTAATCCATTCGCCCTAGCCTTTGCTTGGAGTTTTGCCATTTGCCGCTCGTACCGGTCGACACTTGAAGTCACGGTCGTTGTCGTGACCCGCCCATCTTCCCCGGCTTCAGTAGTCGACACCGACCACTCAGGAGGCGGAACACCGTTCTCGGCCATCATCTGCCGTTCGTAACGACGCTGTTCGATGATCTCTTCCCAATCCTTACCCTGTTCGGCAGCTTCATCCTCAAGGGTCGAAAGGGCGGACTGCATGCGCATATCGGCTGCTGTCGCCTCTTTAACCGGATCAATGTATCCGCGCGGCGGACCGATCCAACGCGCCCGGGTCCAAGCCGCAACCGCCTGACGAAAGCCAGGTGCGCCTTGTGGAACGTCAATTTCGCCTCGATCAATCATTTCCTCAACCAGCAGAACGTAAACCTGCTGGACGAAGTCCCGCACAAACTCGGCGCGGCAAATCGAGAAATGTCGCCAGACTTCCAGCAATGCAGCGCGGGCCGAGCTGTAATTGACCTTTGACCAGTCCATGGAAATTTGCTCATAGGAGATACCCAGCGACGCTGCGAAGTATCTGAGGCAAGTCTCCTGAAATGCCGAAAAGCCACTATTCGGGCGCTCGGATCGCAACAACTGCAATTCTTCGCCCGGAAACAGTTTCGGAATACGTGCCCCATCCAAGGACAAGTCCTTGCTATCGTGATACGCAGATCGGGCATCCTGATAGGATGACAGGGATTCTCCACTCGCATTCGGATCGAGCATGGAGTTTGCCATCTGCTGATCGAACGGCGATTTCACAAACGCTGCAAATACCGCGTGAATAAGGGCAGACTGCAGCTCGGTTTTCGACCAGCGGCGCTCCATTTGCATGCGCTCAAGGATTGGCGTGAACAGGCCGCGGCCTCGTGTCGCACCTGCCTTGTCACGCATGAATGCATGGATTACTCCACGCCGACGCGTGCCCCCGACAAAGGCAGGAACCCGCGTCCACTTGAATGCATCATTAAAGTTCGCAGTAGAAAGATCGGACGGATGGCTGTTGCGGAAATGATACGCAACAGGTGCGCCGTCCTTGTTCTTTTCAACCCCACCTCGCAGGTTCGGTGTATCTGGCTGGGCGTCCGGATTGCAAAGCCGATCAGGATCAACCACCCGCAAAGCCAGCGCGTAGCGCCCACCTCGTTCCGGCATCCAATACGGGACAGCAATAGCCTCGCCATCAATCGCATAATGATTAAATGCGATCGCACACATCCCGTTGAAATCCGTCTTCATCTCTACGTCACAGAGAAAATCCGGATCGCCAGCCCAATTGATCCAACCTTGCTCAAGAAGGCGTGCGGTTTCGCGGCCCCATTCGAATGACTGATTTAGCGCACGATAGTTCGGCTTTGCCGACAGACGCAATCCAGAACCAATCACCCCCTCGCGGAGCTTCTGGACACCGGATACCGCCCACCCTGAATTGCGATACTGATCCCACGCCCGCCCTTGAATGAGATCACGCTCGGGTAGCAAAGCGGCATCTGCCGATTTAAGCGACGGGTAATATCCGGACATTTCGACCGAACGTTGGGAGGCAGCGTCATGTGAAGATGTTGCACTGGCGCGCAACGGGGTAATCCCATCACTTTGAACAAGAGCCTTATTCATCAGTGAGCCCTCACACCAATTGCATGACGCCCGCCATGCCCGAGTATATTATCGATCTCGGCAATACGCGCATTGATCGAGGCAATATCAATGCCCCGATATCCAACACTGCGACCATTTGACGACAGCGATTGAACGCTTTCACCCGTAAGCAAACGGGTGCGCGCATCAATCAACTTCTGTTTTTCGGCAATGAGGGCCACTCTATCGATAGACATTCAAAGCCCCTATGCGAGACGCGACACCATTGCCGAAATCTTTTTCGACTTGTCGTTTGATGTCGCGGTTCCACTGGAAATATCCACCGGCCCCGTTTCGGCGCTGGTGGCATTTACGGTTAAGATTAACGGATTGCCATCCTTACGAAGCCAATTCGGCAATCGTTCCGGATGATCCCACGGCATTTCATCTGCACGCAGTCGAAGTGCCGCGGCGGTGCAATAACCAGATAAGTCAAAGGCCTCGTTGCGCTTTACTTCACGCACCCATCCTTTGTCCCCACGAACTTCCGCCAGGTATTCAGCCAACGGCGAACGGGAAAGTTGATCCCGATCCGGTTCGACAACATTTTCCGATAACCCAACCAACGCCATAGACTTCGGAATATGGATGTATTGCGGCCCCGGTTGTTCTCGCCGCAAGCCGCCCATCACGAAATCCTTGACCTGATCAACCCCGACCTGAAGCACCGGAATTTCACCTCTGGCACCGGCATACCGATCTTTACGTTCGCTGTCCGGATAGGTCAGAGCAACGCGCGGAACCTTGAAGCCGCCAACACCTCGCAATGGCAAGGCCCTGTCATGGATACGCCGCCGCTTTAGATCACGATAGAAATCATAAGCCTGCCCGGTCACACCATCACGACCATGGATGTCATAGACAAACAGCTTCAACATCATTGCTTTGGTCGGGTTCCCGGCCAACGGCCAAGCTTTCTCAATCACCTTTGTCCGCAAGAGTTGCCAATCTTCGGCATATGCAGCCGGGTTCAAGGCACGCTCCTGTTGACCCGGCTTCAAATCCGGAAGTGCAATATCAAACCGATCAACAATCCAACGCTCAAGATGGTCGCCAAATCCTTCGATCTGAATGACAAACCGGTTGCCTTGTACGTCCCCGGACCCGATCAGGAAGCGAACTCCATCCGGCACAGTGCCCAACGGGTAATCTTCGCAACGTGCATAAAGGTTTTCGAGGGTTAGCACGCCCTGCGCCGCTCTTTCTGCGATCGCCCTAGGCATATAAGGTTCAGCCTGATCGGTGTTCACCGTCGTTCGCAGACCAGTTTCAGTGCCCGATCGGCTATATTCATCAAGTGCTGTCAGGTACCGACTTACCAGCCCTGACCACGATTGAAATACCGCAGCCGGTCCTTTCAGCCAGTACGAAGCAATCTCTGACTGGCGCGCAATGCCGTGAATTTCGCCATCACGGATGTAAAGCCCATCGGCCAGCCACTGACCGTTGGCGTTAAATTCCCTGCGATGACGCTCTTCAACGAGCCCGCCGCAATGAGGACAGCGCATCGAAACATTGGCCGACGCCTCTTGAATATTGTCGGTATCGCGCCATTCAAGAAGGTCGAAAGACGGTTCAAACCCACATCCGCAATCACGACATGACCAGTACCAACGGCGACGATCCCCGCGATTGTAAAGACCAAGGATGCCACCAACAGGCGGGGCTTCGTGTCCTTCTGTTGTGTATCGAATATCAGTCAAATCACGGCCCGGAGACGATTCACAGACCGTCATTCCCCGCGAACCAAATGTCTTGGTGCGCTGCCGTCCCAAGTCGAACGGTTCGCCTTCCCCATCGATGTCATCTGACATTCGATCCCGATCAGTCATCAGGATTAACGGGATCGGCTCAGATGACAAATGAGTGATCGTAGGCCAAGCAATTGTCACGACAGCGCCCGAAGCCAGCCGCTTGTCAGTGATGTTGTCCGAATGCGGCGCCTTGGACAGCCTCTCTTTGAATTCCGGGCTTTCCTGATCAATCAGTTTACGCAAACGCTTGATCGAAAACCGGCGCGCTGTTGCCTGATCCATCTGCAAAACCATCGTATCGACGGGATCGCAGGTCGCCATATGTACCAACCGATTGATAATCAAGCTGTCGGTTTTTAACGACTGTGCCGGACCACAGAAAACAACGCCTTCATACTCGCGCGAGGCCGTCATATTCATCGGCTCGATCATGTAAGGCGCGACCGAGTTATCCCATGGACCGTTGTAAACCGGGCTGATAACCCGGCGATAGCGAGCTGCAGCTTCTGAAACTGAAATGCGTTTTGGCGGAAGAAAACTGGCAGCGGCTTTCGCGAGTATTTCCCAAGGGTCGACAAAATCAGGAAGGGGCTGGTCCATCGTTTTTCATAAGTCGGCGAGCCAACTCCTCTTGATACTTGTCGATTTTTTCCTGCAGGGCACCAATGACCCCAAGGTCCAATTCAAGCTCACGACCAACGGCCTCGGGCAACGACTGCAAAAACTTCCCGAGGTCCCCGAGGAGCTTTTCGTCTCGCGCCAGCAGCTCTCGCGCATCAACCAGCTCGCCGCGTTCCCGGCGAACCTTCATTTCGACAAGCTCTGTTTCGTAAAGTCGCTTGCGTTGATCGGCGGTCAGTCCGGCGCGATCGTCTTTTGCATTCCCACCAAGCAAGGCCATTTCGGCTTGCGCCTGATCGGCCTCGCGCTGTTTGCGTTCAGCTTCTTCCTTGGCTTCTGCCCCGGTCACCCACGCAAAAACCTCGGGAAAATAATACCCGTAAGAACGACCGTTCTTGCCTTCGCGACGGCACGGAAGGCCGGCATGTCGGCTACGATCAAATTTGGGAAGCGACCAGTTCAGAACTCGGGCGGTTTCTTCGCGGCTCCAAAGTTTGCCGTCGTCGCCATCCCATTCATCCGGCCAATCTTCGGGCCACGGATTTGCCATCGCACCCACCGGAAAACATAATCAGAAACAACAACCTAACGGGTTGAAAACTATGAAAAACACTAAAACACCGCGGTTCGCTTTACCCGCTCGTGGGGAAAGTCCCAGGAAGGACCCGTGGAATATACCGGCCTAATCGTAGACGCTTCGGGTCCAGTGTGATCCGCAGCATCCGCAATACATCCGGTATCGTCTTGGCCTGACCTGATCACCGATGCGCACCGGAAACAGGGTGGCAGCGCTATCGTTGCCGCACTTCAAACAGGCCGCGCCATCGGCGTCATCTGGATCGGACGCCTTTGCGTCGCTTGGATCGATCAGCATGTTCGAACCTTTCGGTGTTGACGAGGACGGCGGTTCGCCGGTTGCCCCAGACACCGGCCACGCCCAACCGGTAGTCGGCGCCCCGCCGCCCACGTCAACACCCAAAAAGAACGACCCGCACAGGCATTGCCCGGCGGGTCATAAGTTCTGGAAACAAGGGAGGAAAAAGATTGAGTTACATGACAACTCCTTTCGGTATCGATCACAGACAAGCAATCACCCCGCCCGATTCTGAAATGCAAACGCCCCGCCTATTTCTAGGCAGGGCGCGCACAACAGCAATCGAGGCAAGAAAAAACGCCTGCCGGAAAGTTCCGTACAGGCGCTTTTTTGTTCGGGGGTAGATTGTCAAATATCGACGCGCAGGTCAAGACGCTTTTTCAAAGAATATTCCATTTCCGCCCCCCTCAATCATCCACGGCTCTTTTGGCGGCATTTCCCCGGTCAGACGCCAAGACACCAAACCACCCCGCTTTTCGGCTTCCTCTTCGACCAACGCCTGCAGCAAATGCAACGCAGCCCACCAAACAAGATAGTCACGACGAGAACCACGAACCTTGCCCGCGTCAACACCAACCTTCCGGATACGGCAACTGTCACGAACCAAATGACGATTGTGATCCCGCACTTGCTTTGGCAAGCCGGTAGCTGGATCAATAACAGGCTCGAAGCGCAATTCACCATCTGGTATCCAGTCCGGGCGCATGCTGCTTTCCCCATAGGAACGGATCAAATGCGCACCATCAGTGCTAAACGTCAGAAGCGTAAGCCAGCTATCGTAAACCGCCTGCGCATCTGGGTGAATGTCATAAGACGCCATCCCGCCGCCCCCGCCGATGCGTTCGCCATAGGTTACGGTTGTTTTCGACAACAACGTCAATTCTGGGATTATCCCCCGATCAAGCCCTGCCATTCTGGCAACCTTTTCCCTTGAGAATGCCCAATCCACAAGCCTTTCAATGCCAATCGGCTTAATCAGATTTTCTCGTTCCATTGCCTGCCTGCCTTTGCTGTCGCCTAGCCTGTCCTATGTTGTCCCCCGTGAAAACCAGCTACGGGGGACAGTGTTCGTTAGTAATTTTTTGTTTAAAATCAATAAGTTATTGTTTTTGTCCCTAGTGTCCCTAGTGTCCTATGCTAATTGTCGTGCGCAATATGCGCGCCCACATGCGCACACGGGGAATTTACGGGGGACACGGGGGACACTAGGGACACCCCAAGGAAACCGGCGCGTCGCGCTGTCCCCCGTTGCCAAAATCCACGGGGGACAACCCGGGACAAAATCCCGAACGGACCACTGGCGCGGTCATGCTCGGGGCGCAAAATATGGGGTTGATCAAAGGTCATCCGGGCCGACTTCCTCATCAAATTCGGTTTCCGACCAATCAATCGGGGTGCGGATCATGTCGGAGAATGCCTGCCTGCAGGCGTCTATACCGGGCATGTGATAGACATACCGGCGCTTGCCCTCGATCCGCTTTCGGCCCTTTTCAAGCCCCGGCACCAGCTTGTTGATCGCCCGGCCAAACATTTCCTCGGTCAGCGGGAAGCGCCGCCCCCGCGCGGTCGACCATGCAAGGTAGTTAGAATAGGCATCTTCGACCGACACATATTCCGACCAAACCGCCGTTGCGGCCTCGGAATTGTACTGGATGAACCCGCGCCGCAGGCAATTGAGCCACCACGCCTCTTCGGATGAAAGGCTGGCAAGCTTCTGGTCAGCCAATGCCGCCGTTTTCGGGATATCATTCAGATTGATGCCATCAAGGTCGAAACTCAGCAGATAGCCAAGCAATGCCTCGTACCCACCCGCCTCAAGCTGTTCAAACATCGCGGCGAAATAGGCGCGATTCTGCTGGGCATGGTTCGCCACATCAAACACCGCAAACCGGCGTTCATCGTGCCCCGCCGGAATGACCCAATCATTGTTTGACGTCACCAGCAAATGAACGAAATTGCGGACGCGAAACGGGTCGACCCCCTTGCGTTCGATCATGTGATATTCGGACGTTACAAGCCCCTTTAACCGCCCCTCGGCGTGCTTGTCCCCCGCCCAGAAACCCTCATCGGCCTGCAACAGCAGGGTTGATGCCAGGTGCGCGTTAAAGTTCCCGACCACATAGCGTGGATCATCAACCAACGCATAGTGATCCTCGATCAGCTTGCCGATGACCTTGCCGAAAACGGTCTTTCCGCTTCCCTGCCCGCCGCGCAGCACGATCGATATGCCGATCCGATCAGTCGGCTTTTGCAACATATGCGCGGCCCAGCCGATCATGAACCGGAAATTCGTTTCGTCCCCGCCCGCGATATTCGTGCGCACATGATCAAGGAAAATGTCGCATTTCTTTTCGCAATCCTCGTAATCGGCAGGAAGGCTGAAACCGCGCCAGAGATTGTAATACCCGCTCGGCGGCATGCCACCCGGGGCAAAGGAAACCCCGCGATACTGGCGGCGTTCCTGATCCTTGAACCAAATCTTTGACCAAGACACCCACTTGTCCTTCGAAAGCTTTTGTTCCTGATTGGCAAACCACGCATGGAAGGCATCCACCGGCATGAAATTAAGCCGTTCCTCGACCGGGCAATCGCCCCGCTTGAAGTTTTCCTCCAATATCAGCGGACGCCCGCCCATCATGACCAGCGCATAAAACTCGTTCATCGCATGGACGTCATAGCAAACTTCATCCGGGTCCAACCGGACGCCATCAAGCCCGACAATCTCGGCACCCTCAATAAGCTGGCGCGCCGCGAGAAACCCCTCGTCCGCATTTTGCGGTTCGTTATTTTCTTGGTCTGCCATCGCTAAAACAGCTTCCCTTGTTTTGGTTTACGCTGATCGGCGGGCAATTCGCCAATCGGTTCGAATTCTTTTTCAAGTCCCGCCGCGATGCGCTTGTGGCGGTAAAATTCGGGCGGGATATGCTTGGCGCACCAACGCCCATGATTGACCATGATGTGCGATCCGGCGCGCTTGCAGCCAGCAACATCACATAACCTCGCAACCGGCTTATTTCCCCCTACCCGTTTCACGCGAAAGCACCCCCTGTCAGACAGCTTTTGCTTGACAGTCCGCGTTGTTGAAAAAAAACTAATTTCCCAACCCCGAACACGGAGACACGCCCATGCAAGAATTGATATTTGCGATCCAAGGCAGCGCAGACACGCCCTATAAGGTTCGATTTGAACTGCCTTCCCCCGGGAACCTGAATGCCTATTGCACCTGCCCTGCCGGGCAGAACGGGCAATACTGCAAACACCGTTTTGGCCTTATGAATGGCGAAGTCGCAAATATCGTTAGTGGCAACGAATCTGATTTGCCCAAACTGGCGGCTATGCTCAAAGGCTCGGACGTTGAGGAAACCTATCTTCAGGTGATTGATCTGGAAAAACAGGCTGCAACGATCAAAAAACAGATAACTGCCGCCAAAAAGGAATTGTCGAAAAGGATGCTGCGCTAACATCAAAGCAACACCCCCTGCTGAACAAGGCTCGACTGTGCTGTTGGCGTCACTTGGGCTGGCAAAAACAGGTCAAGATTGCCCATCTTTGGCTTTGGCAGTGTATCCCAAAGGGTCGGGCCGGAATAATCGCGCAGGAACCCGAACCAAGCACAATCAAGTGCGCCATTGCCAAGGCCAAGGCTATCGATCCGCCATGACAGTTCCAGCTTGTATTTGGGCCGGATGCGCATTTTGAAACCTTGTCGGTTGGCCGCTTGGTAATAGTTGGTTTTAAGCAGCATCCAGACCTCTTCCATATGCAGGCGCATGGCATGCTCGATAAAAGCCTGCGCCAGCGTGAAGGGCGGATTTGTGATGATTTTCGAGGCGCGCGGGCGCGTGGTGGCAAGGAAATCCACCTCGCCCTCGCCATATCCGCGATCAATCAGATCGGTGCAAATGACCTTGCAGCCATGAAAATCAAGAACCTTCGCCAACCGACCATCACCACACGCACATTCCCAAATTTTCTGACCGGCAAGATGAGGCATGGCGCGTATAAGAGCCTCGGTCGCCTCGGGCGGTGTGGGATAAAATTGGTTTTCGTCCGGGCGCTCCCAATCAACCTTTCCCGACCGACCGCCCTGCATCATGGCGCCCTTGTTCACCTTGGATTTTTTCGCCATCACGCTGCCCCCAAGATCATCGAGTTGAAATCGGTACCTGGCTTTGACATCGCCACCCGCCCCTTGCAGCCCTCTTGGGCCGCACGGCGGCACCCGCGCTCAAGCTTCGCGCGCAGCATCGGCATGTCTTTGGTATCGCCATCGCCAAGGAAAATCCGTTCGCGGCATTCCCGCGGCCAAAGCATCCCCGGGCGGGCCATATCGGGCACGACCGAAGGCAAACGCCTACGCCCGTCATAAGGATGACGATCACCTTTGGCATCCATCAGGCAGGCGCCGACAAGGTTATCCAGCGAATAGGAACACCAGCCGGAATGACCGGAAACCATCATGCCGGAATAGGTCGTTTCCAACCCCTCGCCACCCACCATCACAAAGGCCGGTTTGCCAAGCCGCATCGCTGCCGTTGATGGGTCGCCCATCACGCGTTTGGTATTCAGATCACGATCTTCATCCGGCGCGGCAAGCTTGAGCCGCCCCTTTGACTGATCCAGATCGATGCAGGTGATATGACAGGCGGCAAACCGGTCATCGCGATATTGCATCACGGTCAGCAAGGCCGGGCCGGTCCAGATCGCCTCGGGCTTTTTGGCATCCCGGGCGCGGTACCAGAATTCATAATCAGGCACAAACCGATGCACCGGGTTATGAAGGAACAAATCCCGATCAATCCCGCGATGTTGCGCCAGATATACCTCGGCAGCGGTCCCTTCGATCCGAACGCCGCGCTGCCACATCCTTTGACCACGGCGGCGGCGCTTTTCGGTTTCGGATTCGCGTTCCGTTTCATCAGCACGGCTGGCTATTTTCGGCTTGGGCGCGACCTTGGGTTTTTCGGCCCGTCCGACATAATCGGTCAGATCAACACCCGCCTGCCACGCAAGCCCCTTGACCGCCTCAATAAAGGTCTGGCCATAAACCCGCATCTGATAGCCGATCGCCGTTTCATGGGCGCCACAGCCAAAGCAATGACAGAACCCCTTGTCAGGCCGAACCGTGAAAGACGGCGTGCGCTCCGAATGGAACGGGCAAAGGCCCTGATATTCACGTCCAGATTTGATCAGCTTGACGCCGGAATTCGCGACCAGATCAACCAGATCGGTGCGGGAAATGATGTCATCAAGAACGGATTGAGGGATGGGGCTTCGCTGGATCATGCTGCCCCCTCAAACGCGAACAACGTCCCGGTTTCATAATTGGTAAGAATGATTTCCGGTTTGGTTTGATGCCCGTTGCCATAAACGGCAACATCATGACAGCACCAACTCGATAGAACGTCCGAATATACAGTACCGGGGTTCATCGTGAGAATGACCCGAGCCTTGCATTGCCGCAAACGCTCGGCCAATTCTGCATGTTGATCGCCGGTCATGTTATGGCGATAACGGCGCCCAACTCTCCCCGGATAGGGTGGATCAACAAAAAGAACGGATCCGGCGACATCGTATTCGTCAATCAGACGCAAGGCATCAACACTGCGAATACAAACACCCCGAAGACGATTTGCGCAGGCAGACAGCCGGGTTGGCAATACCGCCCACGACAACTCTGGCGCGGTTGTTTGCCCTTTCGACCAACGAAAGCCAGTTTTGTGATTATCGCCGCCACGCGAAAACCAACCCTCAACCAAGAATTGCCAAGCCTTTTCCACCGGATCAAGCAGGCAGACTTCACGATTGAGGCGCAACTCCACTTCGGAATATGGCGTCAGCTCAATCAACCGATACAGCTTGCACGCCATTTCGTCATCACGAAGCACCGCGAACAGATTCACCACGTCCTGATTAAGATCGTTGATGACTTCCCGGCGATGGCGCGGCTTTCTGAGAGTGACGATTGCCGATCCACAGAACAAATCTACCCAAGTGTCGCACCCCGGCGGGACAAGGCCAATGATGCGCCGCGCTAGGCGGTCCTTGCTACCGTAGTAATTGATTGGTCGACCAATACCACTCATGCCGCCGCCTTTCGGGCAGCGCGCCCTTGGTAATAGCCGCGCAGCTCAAGCCTTGATGCCAGTTTGCGGGCGTTCTTTTCGCCGGATTTATAGACCCCCTCGACCAGATCATCGTGCTTTTCGATCCGGGCGATCAGGCAGGTGGCGGCAAGGTCAAAATCCGATCCCTCGATAAGCACCAACGTCCCGTCGGCCAGCATGTCGCGAAGCCAGATCACGACCATCAAAAACACCGTGATCACCGGGCGTTCTTCATATTCGAGCAACAACTCCGCCTGCAGGGTCATCACCCGGCGGCGGAGCTTGCGCGCGCGATCCTGCGGCAGATCGACAAACGGTTCGTTGCAGGCGCGCTCAAGAAACTCAAGGCACTCGGCATGGCCTTCCTTGGTTCCCGGCTCAAGAATGATCCGGGCCACCCGCTGCATCAAAACAGCCGGAAGGGCATATTCGCACCGGTGACGATCAGAAACATATCCCGCCATCACCGACCACCCCATGCCGCCAGATAATGACGACCATCATCGTTGATCGTAAAATCCATGAACCCGATATCATCAAAGGAAACATCGCCCAGACCATCATCGCGCAGGGCATAAGCCACCCGGGCATGGCGGGTGATCATGCATTCGCCACCCTGATTGACGGCCTTTTGCAAAATGGCCCTTTTCTCGGCCCCTGTTACCCGCCCCATCATGCCGCCACCCCGCAAAGTCTGGGTTGCGGCTCAAGGGCGGCGCTCATGCGATCCGCGGCCTCGCGCAAAAGCGCGGCGATGGATCGGATCAAGGCGCGCAATCCGGCGCGTTCGGCATCAAACCCGCCAATAACCCCGGCGCGGTGAAGCTGGGCGGCGTAACTTTCAAAATGCGGGCACCCTGCCCCGGCCCGGGCCGATGCGATATCAGCATCAAGCGCGGCCTGCATATTGATCACATCGCCGCGCATCGGATTGGCGCATTGACGAAGCCGGGAATAGGAAACACCGCAAACCCCGGCCAAGGCTTCGCCACCGACGGCATGCATGGCCTTGGTGGTGGCATCTGCGAAACTGTTTTCGGATCGGACGTATGGCATGGCTATCAAACCTTCCCGATTTGGGAGTTGCTGCCCAAGCAGGCGAAGCCCATAAGAAAGGGACAGCAACGGAGCAACGAACATGACCACGAAGTCAGAAAGAATTGACGCCCTGAAACGCGCTACCGAAGATTTCCGCGAAGCCCTTGAAACCCTGCAACAAAGCAGCGATCCATCGGACCGAAAACACGCGGAAGCCATTCTGCGGCGCGCCGGATGGGAAAAAGACGGTAACGGCGTGTTCAAGCCGCCTCTTCCAAATCCGAAACAGGATCATTAGCCGCGACTTGGAAGTCGACCGGGATCAATCGCTCAAGAGCAATCATCGTCTTTCGGGTCGGGTTCCAACAATCATCCCAAAAGTTTTTGAGAGTTTTGTCATTCAGCCCAGCCATTCCCGCCAGCGCACTTTTGGTGAGCCTGCGGTCCTCGGCGAACCCCCGAATTCGGGCTATGACGTCTGATGTCGTGTTCATGACCGTCATTATTTTCGTATTTAATTACGATGTCAACGACGAAATCGCGAAATAACCCCCGACGGACCTACCGGCGGAATCGTAGTAATGTTGCACAGCCCAACAGAGAGCGATGACAATGCTAAAGATTTCCCAAGACGACGCCCGCGCCGCCATCGAAAAATTCATGAAGGCGAACAACCTTCAACAAACGGCATGGTCAAGGGAAGCCAACGTTAACGAAGCCACATTGCGCAGCTTTCTAAAAGGCCGAACTAAAACGATGCCGCGCTATGACACGCTCGACAAGCTGGCCTCCGCCGCAGGCACAACAGTCGAACAAATGCTTGGCGTAGCCTCTGCCACCCCGTCGCAGCCCTTTCAAGAGCCTAGCGATACCAAGGCCGCTGACAAACGAGTTCCCGTAATTGGTTACACAGGCCCAGACGGGAAATATGGACTGTTCTACGGAAACCCCTGCAAGCACGTATTGCGAATTGACCCCATCGTAGACGTAGCCAATGCCTTTGCCGCTTATGTCATGGATGACACAATGGAGCTGCGATATAGCAAGGGCGATATCGTCTATATCAACCCTTCCCAGCCGGTCAGACAAGGCAACAGCGCCTTGATTGAGCTTACCGATGGTTCCGCCCGGATCGGGCGCGTTGCTGCCATTGACGGCGAGGGAAACGTCACCCTGCAATTTCTGAATGTCGCCGATAGTGACCATTTTAAAGAGTATCCGGCAAGCCAGGTTAAGAACATTCACCGGATCGTTGGCGCATTGGAAGTATAAGAACCCACCGGGCACCACCACCTAAAGGGGTAGGACTGCTACCCTATCCCACCTAGCCTAACAGGCAGTAGACACCAATCAAATCAACTGTCTAGCTTATTGGCAGAGGCGATGAGCGGCTACCAACCACCCATCGCTAACATGGCCAGTCTGCTAAACCGCAGCCATGCAACCCTTGAGTTCATCGATCCAACTCGCAGGCCCTGTCGCGCGTCCGCGATCTCGGCTGCTCAAATGCAAGGTATGCAGACAACCATGAGCCGACCCATCCCGCTTGATAGACCACACATGGTCACCGACGATACAATGCATCCACGCTACAATGTGGGAACTTACGTCATGACCACCAAGTTTCGCAGTCCCCAAATAGGGACTAAAGTTCTGGCAACCCGGATTGATGGCACCAGAATGATCCGCGAAGTGGTTTCCATCGACCGGGACACGATCAAACTGAAACAATACAATCCGAATAAATCGGAGACTTTCGAGATTGACGTTTTTTTTGATATCTCGGTAATTCGCTACAGCTTTGAAACATAACAACTTTCAATAATAGGCAACACAGGAGATCGTAACAAAATACGATATTTTTTGTTTTTTGTTTGACTTATCGTATTTTAATACGACAATGGGCGCGTTACCCAGATACAGGAGAACGCGCCCATGTCTCTTTCAAACACCGCCGTTAATGCCCTTGCTTTCGATCAGGGCTCCGGCGATCTGATCGCCGATTTCGGCCACCCGCATTTCCCGGGCTGGATGCTGATCATGACGCTGCTGGTTCTGACCATCGCAGCGCAAAGCATGATGTCGCCCAACACCGCGATCATCCGCCCGCGCCCGTCGCGCCCTTCTGTCACCCGCCTCGTGCGCCGGGACGGGAGCGAATGACATGCCGACCTTCCACAACATCCTTGAAAACTGGAAAGCCCAAATCGACGCATTTCTGCGCGCGATCTGGGATGACCAGCCCGCACGGGACAAACCGGGAAAGGGTCGTTGATATGTCATTGATGATCATGACCCAGCATGACGCAAAGCCGGTCATCACCGAGGCCATCAGCCACGGCGCCAACGGCTTTAGCGGCATCATCACCCTTCGCTTTGGCGATCTGTCGATCCAGATCGACGATCAGACCGCCGAACAGATCGAAGCGGGCCTGCAGGCATCACGCGAAAAACTCAAAACCGCGATCGCCGCCAAACTTGGACGGAGGGCCGCAGCATGACCATTGAGTTCATCAGCCCGCAGGAAACCGCCCCCTATTTGCTCGGTCACATTCTGGAGCGCTGGAACAGCCTTAGACGACTGCACAATCAGCATAACGCGCATTCGTATCTGATGGACCGCCTTGCCGTTCAACACCGGAAGATGACCCCGGATCGCAACCCGCCGCAAAACCTCAAACGCCTGATCGGCAACCTGTTGGACCGGTGGGATTGCAATGGTGACATTTCCGAAAAACGCGACGGCGACGCGCTTCTCATGCGCCAGCTCGGCGATGAACTCGCCAAACTCAAAGAGGCAGCACAATGACCGCATCCCTGATCAGTTTTCCTAAATCCCCGACCGTGATCCCGATCCGCCAGCAGATCGCCAACCTGGCCGTTATGCCCGCACCGGGATCGACCCTGATTTTCATGCGCGACGGCAAGCTGGGCGCGGGCGAAGTCATCGTTCCCCTGCCATCCGGGCAGATGATGGTCAAGGTCGACGAAAAGTCAAACCACCCGCAGGCCGGCAACAAAATCTGGATATCGCGGCGCGAAGTGCGCACCCACGCGATTTTCCAGCGCCCGCCCAGCGAAATGACCGCCCCGCCCGCCGACCCGGACGACTTCCCACCGGCTGCGGCCTAACCACACCCCGAACCACAGGAGACGGTTCAATGTCGAACAATAATGGCGAACTCAAAAGCTTTGGCACATTGCTGCAATCGCTTGAGGAAGGCCAGCTTCACAGTGATCTGACCGACAAAATCACCGAGATCACCAAGGCCCTGCAGAACCACGTCATCAATCACGGCGGATCACCCAAAGCCGCCCTCAGTCTGAAACTGAAATTTGGACTTAAAGGCGGCGTGATCGAAGTCAGCGCCACCACCGATACGACCCTGCCGGTATCACCGCGCAGCCAGTCGATCCTTTGGCCGGATGAAAACGGCAACCTTTGCCGCCAGAACCCGCGCCAGCGCGACATGTTCAAGGACGTAAACGCGCCCGAAGCCGAAACCCGCGCCGTTTAAGGCGCAAACACCCAACCCGAAGCAACGGAACATCACGATGACCACCGAAGCAAAAACATCCTTCCAGACTGAAACCGAGGCCGCGCACAAGCTGACCGCGAAATTTGGCGATCACAAGCTTGTTGAACTCAGCCATGACGGGATCAAGGTCCCGGTTATGATCCTGCCGGAAGGCCGCAACGCAAGCAGCATCACACGGTTTATCGACGAAGCCCGCGACCATCCGAAGCGCCGCGAAGGCACCAGCACGATGCAGAATCTTGACAGCTTTGTCGCCATGACAAACCGGTTCAAAAGCGACTACAGCGCTGTATTTGGCATCTGCAACGCCGAACAAGCCGACCTTTCACTGACCACTGTCTTTGACTACCACGACCCGGCAGAAGCGAAGGACGGCACACCGCGCTTCATGAAACACAAATGCACATACCGCTTCCCGGTTTCCGACGAATGGAAAGCATGGATGGCGATGGACGATGAATGGCTCAGCCAGAACGATTTCGCCGAGTTTCTGGAAGAGCACATTATTGACGTTGCCGCCCCACCCGCCTTTGACAGCAAGCCCGACCTGACCGAATTCGAAAAACACCTGCTTAACCTTGTCTCGACACTCGGCAGCAAATTTACCGGGCCGAGCGGGATTCTGGAACTTTCGCGGGGACTGAGTATCCGTACTGAAGAAACCCTGCAGCATCGCCAAAGCCTCGCCACCGGCGAAATGGCCCTGACATTCAGCAACGAACACAAGAACACCGAAGGCGGCAAACTGGTGGTACCCGACCTATTGCTGATCAACATCCCGGTTTTCAAGAACGGCGCGAACTATCTGATCCCGGTTCGCCTACGGTTCCGCAAAGACGGACAAAAGCTGCTTTGGAAGTTTCTGCTTCACCGCACCGAACTGATCGTGAACCACGCCTTTGACGAAGGCTGCGCAAAGGTGAAGGCCGAAACCAACCTTCCACTTTTCATCGGCCAGTCCGAATAGGCCAGGTACGCATTTCCCGGCGGCAATTGCGCCGCCGGAAACCCCGAAAGGCACCCAAATGACCACGATTGTTTTAACCATGTCGGGCCGCAAAATCGACCTTCTGGCCCCCAAGACATCGGATATCTATTGGCCGGATGTCTGCTACGCCCTCTCAAACATCAACCGCTATACCGGGCACACCAAAATCCCGGTCGCGCAGCATTCCGTGATTGTCGCCGATCTGGTCAGCGCAGAGGCCGAGCCCTATGCCCTGATCCACGACGCCAAGGAATACATTACCGGCGACACCAGCACCCCGGAAAAGGACGCCGAGTACGAAGCGTTCTTTGCGCAATTCCCGATCCATGTCCGCAACGAGCTGCAGAACTTCCACAAGGTCCGCATGGGCCGCGAGATCATCGAGGAAATGGTCGACGAGGCGATCCATACCGCCGCCGGATTGCAATGGCCGGTTCCCGATCATATCGCCCGGGAAATCAAGCGCGCCGATCAGATCGCATTGGCAACCGAAAGCCGCGACAACCTGCCCGAGCAGGTCGGCGACCCGAATATTCGTCCGCTGACCACCAAGGTCCAGCCGATGACCGCCGACGAAGCCCAGCACCTGTTTGCCAACCGCATTCAGGTGACCTTACCGGTTTTCATTCAGGGCATGGCGGCATGAACAACCACCCAAACATGCGCGGCGATGAAATCCTGCTTGTCGCCGAAATCGAAGCTGCAGTCGCGATGCGCAAGGCGTTTGAAAGCCTCGACACCTATCTCGAACGCTTTCCCGGCGCACCCATCAACCGCGATGAATTTATCCGACGTGTAGGCCTTCGGGCCACCAATCAGGACGACGCGGCCTAGCCGCCTCGTTCCGCAGAACGGCGGGCAAGCCGGTTTCCCCACCGGCACCCAACCCCCAACCGCACCGCGCCCGCCGTTCTCCGCGACGAGAAACCCGGAACAAGGACAGAACCATGCCCGATATTTTTGAACAAAATGCAATCGCATATGAAGAAGCCAAACGCTCCCTTGCCGAACTGCAAGATCAAAGCATCGCGTTGGATTTCAAAATCCGCGCATGCCAGCGGATGATCAAGACAGATCCGGTTGCGGCACTTTTTGATCAGCTTGACGCCATTTATCAAATTACACCTGACAACCTCGACGATTTTTATTCTGGAGTTGAACTGTTCAACCTCTACGCAGATCAAATCGACTTGCGCGGCAAGGCCAGCGACCAAGCACGCTATATCTGTTTCATGAACGACCTTACGATCATAACCTGCGACCCGGATAGCATCCGCGATAGCGACATAGCAGGAATTAAAAACCGGATCGGCAAAACCCTAGACCGGCTGGCAAATGCGATCTGGCCGAGTGAATTGCTTTATGGCCATCGCATTCAGGATGCCAGTGATTACAAAGTCGCCTTTTACCCCGGCGCAATATACGCCAACGACATGTTTCCGATCTGCGCAGCCCTCAAGGAAGAGGGGCGGAGCATCGACGCCGGAAGCCTCATTCCAGCGCGCCAAACCATGACCGAGGCAAGACGCCTTACAAACGCGATCAACCGGTCCCTCAGAGTAACCCCAGCAGACGCGAAAGAAATCGTCGACGCCCTGCAGATCGACGAGGTGGCGGCATGAAACGCACCGTCATCGTAACCCTCGAAGTCGAATTCGAAGACCTTTCCGACGACGCCCGCAAAGCCATCGCGCAGGAAACAGAAGAACATACGGACGAACTACTGCGACTTGTCGACTACAAGGCAAACGAACTTATAAGCCCATACGGTTATACGGTCGTCATCATCGATAGCGAATGCGGCATCATGGCAAGCATGACCGCAAGCCAGGTCGTTGAATGCAAATTCAAGGAGGCGGACGAACAATGACCCCCGCAACCAAAGCACTCTCGATCCGCCAGCCTTGGGTTCGTCACATTTTTCATGACGGCAAGGATGTCGAAAACCGGAAATGGGAAACCGATTATCGCGGCGACGTCCTGATCCATTCCAGCAAGTCTTTTGACGGCCCTGCAGCCGACAAACGCGGCTTCCTGATCGATCACCCGCACGAAACGTTCGGCGCCATTGTTGGCATCGTCGAGATTACCGACTGCGTGTCCGACATGGATAGCGACTGGTTCCACGGCCCCTATGGCTTTGTTCTACGCAATCCGCGCCTGATCAATCCCCTGCCTTGCAAGGGCATGCTCGGCTTTTTCAACCCTGCCATTGATTTCAGCCAGATACGCCCGCTGGAGGATGCAGTATGACCAAGATTGAATGGACCCATCGCCCGGGCACCAAGGGCGAAAGATGGAACCCCATCAAGGCACGCAACAAGAAAACCGACGGCATCGGACATTTTTGCACGAAGGTCTCGAAGGGGTGCAACAATTGCTACGCCGCCAACTTCCAGCCGCGATTTAAAAATCCGATCCGCTATGCCAAACAGGACACCGATCAGGTTGAAATCTTCCTTGATAAAGCACGGCTGCGTGAACCGCTGCACTGGAAAAAGCCGCGCACGGCATTTGTCTGCAGCATGACTGACCTGTTTTTAGAATTGCATCCCGACGACTGGCTTGATCAGATATTTGCACACATGGCCCTTTGCGTCGGGCAAACCTTTATGGTCCTGACCAAACGCCCTGCCCGCGCACAGGAATACCTCCGAAGCGAGGAAACGGCACGCCGCATCGGGAAAATCATGCGATCTATTGATCCATTGGCGACCTGCTACATGTGCCCGGATCAAGACGGCATCTGGCCCCTTCCCAATGTCTGGCTCGGCGTCAGCGTAGAAGATCAGGCAACAGCCGACGAGCGCATTCCCATTTTGCTGAACACACCGGCAGAGTTGCGGTTTATCAGCGCGGAACCGTTGCTTGGACCGCTTCAAATCGAAAGATGGCTTAACATCGCATGGCAATGTTCTGGATGCCGCGGGTATTTTTCGGGGGCATGGCAGAGAACTTGCCCGGATTGCGGCAAGACTAACTATTGGTGCGGCAGTCACAAGTTCAATGGTCGCAAACGCCATAAAAATCCCATTCGCCCCCCTCAATCGGGGCAAGGCCTTGACTGGGTAATCGTTGGAGGAGAAAGCGGCCACAAGGCAAACCCCATGCACCCGGATTGGGCGCGATCCCTGCGCAATCAGTGCAACGCTGCGAATGTCCCGTTTTTCTTCAAACAATGGGGAAACACGGCCCCTTTGTTAAACAGCGAACCGGTCTTCACCGCAACGCACCACCTTGTGGCATGGCCGGATGGCACGGTTGGCCCCGGACAGGCCGAAGATAAAGGCGGGCCGGGATTGCAACTTTATCGCACAACCAAAAAAGCTGCCGGTCGCGAACTTGACGGCATGCAGCACAACACATGGCCGAGGGCAGCAGCATGAGCCACGTAACCTACCCAACCGGGCAATTCATGCTCGGAAGCCACGTGTGCCAAATCGCAAACGACGAGAAAGGATTTGAAATCCTGATCGCCTATGCCGACGGGCGCGAAAAGGAAGTTTTCACAAACCGGACAGCCCTTCTGGAGCTGCAAAAACAAATCGCCGACTGTCTGGAGTACGCGAAATGAGCTTTATGCAACCGCACCAATGGAGCCTCGACACTGAAATCATCGTTGATAACTTTGCAGGTGGCGGCGGCGCCAGCACCGGCATTGAAATGGCGCTGGGATGCCCGGTCACGATCGCAATCAACCATGACGCCAATGCGGTCGTTATGCATAAGGCCAATCACCCGCACACCGAGCATCTTTGCGAGGATGTCTTTGCGGTTGACCCAAAAACCGTATGCAAAGGGCGCCGCGTCAAACTGGCATGGTTTTCACCGGACTGCACCCATCATTCCAAAGCCAAGGGCGGAAAGCCCCGGTCAAAGAAAATCCGGGGGCTGGCATGGGTTGTGATCGATTGGGCCAGAGAGGTTAAGCCGCGCATAATCATGCTCGAAAATGTCGAGGAATGGATTGATTGGGGACCCCTTACCGATGAGGGCCAACCGTGCAAATTCCGCAAGGGCGAGATATTCGAAAAATGGAAGGCCGAGCTTGAGAGGCTTGGCTACACCGTCGAATATCGCGTGTTGCGCGCCTGCGACTATGGCACCCCGACAATCCGAAAGCGGGTGTTTGTGATAGCCAGGTGCGACGGCGAACCGATTGTCTGGCCGGAACCAACCCACGGCAAACCGGGATCACCGGAAGTAAAGGCAAAGAAACTCAAACCTTGGCCGGTTGCCGCCGATATTATCGACTGGTCATTGCCCTGCCCGTCGATATTCATGGACCCGATTGAGGCAAGGAAACTCCGCCTCAAACGCCCGCTTAAAGACAACACCATGAAACGCATCGCACGCGGCCTTCAAAAATTCGTCTTTGACGCCAAGGAACCATTTGTTGTCACGGTAAATCACGGCGGCGACCGATTCCGCGGGCAAGGCGTAAACGACCCGTTCATGACAGTCACCGCCGCACGGGACGGACACGGTCTGGTCAAAACCACCGTTGAACGTTATCGCGATTTCAAGTGCGAAAAATGCGGCGAGGAAAATGGTGAAACTTGGTGGCCCACCTGTGAATGGTGCGATCACGAACATAGCGGCACGATTGATAATCACCTCACCACAGACATTGCCGCGCCCTTTATCCAGCACATTCAGCACGCCAGCAAGGCCGACGGAACGATGCCAGCAGACGAGCCACTTAGAACGATAACCGCCACACCAAAAGGCGGCGGAATGGCGCTTGCATGCGCATATATGGCGCAACACAACAACACGAGTGCTGACAGCCGGTCGGCAGGCGATCCGGTTTCATCCATCACAACCACAGGATCGCAACAGGGCGTGGTCGCTGCGCATGTCACCAAGTTCCGCAATGGCGCAACCGGATGCGACCCAGCCGAACCGCTTCCAACCATCACCAGCGGCGGGAAAATGGCCCGCCCCGGCGGTGCAAATCCGCTGGGCGTCGTTGTCGGACACCTTGAACGCCAGTTTGGCAAATCAACCGGCAACAGCGCGACCGAACCTGTTGGCGCTGTTACCGCAGGCGGCGGCGGAAAAACCGCCCTTTGCGCGTCTCATTTGGTGAAACTCCGAGGAACCTGCAAGGACGGCCAACCGGTAACGGAGCCCGCCCCAACCATTACAGCAGGCGGAAACCATGTCGGGGAAGTCCGCGCCTTCCTCACAAAATACTATGGAACCGCCGTCGGACAGGACTGCAAGGAACCGCTCGATACCGTGACGGCAAATGACCGCTTCGGGCTGGTTACGATCAAGGGCGAACTTTTCCAGATCATTGACATCGGGATGCGGATGCTATCGCCCCGGGAACTTTACGCCGCCCAAGGCTTCCCATCTGACTACAGGATCGGCGATCGCGAAAGCGACGGGTTCAAGTTTTCCAAAAGCCAGCAGGTCGCCAAATGCGGCAACTCTGTCTGCCCGCCCCTAGCCGCGGCCTTGGTTCGCGCCAACGTCGAAAAAAGCACCATATTCGCGCCAATGGAGAGATCAGCATGAGCAACCTTCTATTCCTTTCAGCCAAACAGGTCGCCGACCGCTGGGCCGCTGTTGGCATTACCGGATCCGGCGACAAGCCGATATCGGTCAAAACCTTTGCATGCTGGCGGTCGAATGGCGAAGGCCCGCAACAGGCGGTTGTCCGAGTCATGGGAAAAGTTCGATACAGCATTGAAGCGTTGCGGAAATACGAGAAGGAACAGTTCGGCCAAACTTGTGACGGCCCTGTTGACGCACGCATGTCCGAAATGTCGACCGAGGAACTTCTGACAGCACGAAACCAGAAAACGGCGCAAAATCTGGAAAACAAGGCGGCGTAA